GCTGTAGTAATAGTCTTACCTGCGCCTGTGGCAATTTCTTGTAATGATTGCGTATTTTCAAGGAATTTATTAACAGCGTCAACTTGATAATCACGTAACATAATAGGCTGTCCGGCTTGTTGATGCCCCTTAGGCCAAACTTTACCTTGATCTGCCCAGTATGTTTCAGTCACTGGGTTGAATTCAATTTTGCTAGTTGTACGTAGATCGTCAACCTCCTCAATTCCAATGCCTAGCTTGGTTAGTATGGTTAAAATTTGTTCTAACTGACTGAGATATCCGTTGCCACCTAACCCAAATAAACTTACCATGCCATCCCATCGTCCTAATTTAAATGCAGGATGATATCGTGCGTAAGGAATTTCATACTTGAATGTGTTGGCTAATTTTTTTCGTGCGTCGAGTGGCAAATTCTCAAATTTTATGTTTACTTCGTCTTTAATTATTAATCTTACTGCCATGCCATTCTCGCTTCTACAATAGGTTGTGTGTCTGACCAGTTAATAATTAAATCGCAACAATTCGCATACACTGATGTTTTATTATGCTGTAGCAATTTGCCAATGCTAATAACACTCATTGGCTTCCAGTCAGTTTTTAGGAGAAATTTTGGTATTTTTCCACTGGCAATTCCAACTAGCTGAGTTGTGGTATCAAGCTGTGAATTATATTTTTTATTAGCAATAAGCTGATTAAATTCTTTGCCAATGCCGTCATTACCTAATCTAAAATAAATTCCAACGCCATCAACAATTCCATTTTTTTCCAAGATTTTTGATAAATTTGTCAATTCTTCGAGGCATTTTTTTTGATCGTTACTGTCAAACACAATCAGTAACGGAAATCTTTTTAAGACACGCAAGCTATTAACAATATCAAATAATTCGGTTTCATTTTTATTAAGCCACACTTGACGGGTAAGTCTAGTGGCAATTGTTTCGGTCAAATTTTCAGGAATTTTTTCACTTTTTTCACTAAAATATTGATATCGTAAACTCCGGTCATTAATTATGTTTTGATCAATCGGTGTGTGTATACCGAGGTCGTTCGTTATTTGTTTTTGAAAGTTTGCGTGTGTGATAGTGTCAATTTTAAATCGATCACGCATTTCGGACTCAGTCCATGCATGGATAGTTTCGTAGTAATTTTGAATTTTTTGGTCAATTTCAAAGTCTAATTTTTTTAGCCTTGACACTAACGTTACAATATTCTTTTCAGTAAGATCGGCATGGTACATTTTGCCGCCAACGCTGGCAGTCATTCCCGGTACCAATTTACTAATGCTAACAATTTCTTTTGTTAATGAGCTAGAATATGAAATTTCTACAGTTAACAGCAATTCATCGTTTGAGTTACTAATGTACAATTTTTTAGTTTGCTCAAACATTCTAAAGGATTTTGACCAGCTGGGTGTTTGTAATAATTCGATTAAATTATCATTAACTAATTTTAGTTTTTCTTGATTTTCACGAAGAATTCTTAACAATAGTTTACTTTGATTTTCAGTAAGAAAATTTGAAGATACGATAGCCAAAGCCATACTCCGTAAGATCCTAGCATCTCGTTTTGAGACTAGTTCTTCAATAGCAGTGCTAGAATAATTTACAATTTGTATTAATATCTGATCAACTGTTGTCATACTTTTATTATACATGAATAATCTTAAAAGTCAAATCTTTAGATAAAAAAATAGGCCTCAATATTATTTAAGGCCTATAGTCTACCTTTTGGGCGAATTGATTATAGTGTAGCGTCTTCCATACCAGCAACACGTAATTTTACAATGTTAGTAAGTTGCCATTGTTTCTGGTCAAGAGCTTTAGTAATACCTAACCACTTGTTGCGAAGTAAAGCAAACTCGTTAATGATTTTTTCAAAATCAACTACGTCTGCTTCACCCTCAACAAACTTTTCACAATCACGTGAGCTTAATGCTCTTTGATAGTTTTCAAGATATTTTCTAAAATGCTGACTTTTTAACCTACGAAGTTCAATGTTAAGATATTCTAAAATTGCTTCAATTTCTTGTAACTGACTAAATCGTTGTTCTACAACGCCTGGCATTCCTGCCGCGGCCTTTTCAATGTTTCCAACAATCCGGCATTCGCCTTTTGCTTCAAGCAGTTCAGCGTTGTAGTAATCTACGGCATCCGGAATATAAGAAATATCTTTAGCAATCTTAGTATACCAGGTCATTAAAACTCCAATTCTTTGTAATCGTCGTCTTCGTCTCCAGCATCTTCCTCATCAAGATAATAATCAATAGCGGCATCTAATGTGCTATCTACTCCACTAGCAGCCGACAGTACCTTATCAGGAACTCCAAAATCTGCTAGCAAGTCAACATAACGCTCTGCGATTGCTTCATGATTTTTCTTGTCAATAAAGTCAGCGAATAGTAACCATACGTCACCAATTTGTGTTTCATTCAACATTCTCGTCTATCTCCTCAGGAATGGTAGTTGTTGTTAAAGGTTTGATATGAAATTTTGCCATTAACATATCTAATTTATCATCTTTCCATTCTTTTCGGTAGAATTTGAATTCTTCACCTGTCTCTGGATCAACCCACTTGAGTCTATTGCCTTCTTGTTTTAACAAGCCGGCTTTTTCGCACATATCGACCATTCCTGAATAGGGATTCATACCTGTTTCATATGGAATTTTAATTTGTACAGTTTCAAAAGGCTTACTGTAACGAGTCTTCATAATCTTACATGACGCACGAATACCCATAACGTCTGATACTTTATTGCCATCCTCATCCTCTTTAAGTTTGAGTTTTTTCATAGCAACAACGATTGAACTTGCGTAGACAAAACCTTGACCACCACTAATTTTGTCGTCTGGATCAAACATATCTTGGCTTGCGTATGTGTGATTTGTACAAACCATACCTACGTTATAACTACCAAACATATTAACACAATTACGAACTAAACTTGTAAGTGCTTTAGGTTTACGGCCCATGTCTCCTTTCATGTCACCAGCTTGGAACTGGTTAATGTCAGTAGGGGTAAGTAACATACCCAATGAGTCTATGACAAATAAGACTTTAGGACGTTCTGCCATTTCTTTATACTCTTTCATGAATTCGTGAATGGTTTTAGCCACATCATCAATCATTGCCATGTTGAGTTTAAGAAGTTTGTCTTCGCCGGTATCTACACCAAGTGCGTGTAACCACTTTTCATCTAGCGCATTTTCTGTATCGATTAGGATAACATAAATGCCTTGTGCTTGTGCGTTACGTACTAGATTACCTGAACAGATAAATGATTTGCCTGCGCCAGATTCGCCAGCAAATACAGTAACCTTACCCAAAGGAATACCTTTGTTAAAATCACCGCTGATTAGATAGTTAAGCGTATAATTGCCTGTGCTAACCCAATCTGTAGGATCATTAAATCCTACGCCTAGACCGTCAATTGACTTAGTCAAGGTTTTTCTAAATTTTGATAAATCGAAGGCTTTTGTAGCCATAAGTTGTTTCTCCTATGATGATAACCTGGGCGTATGACTAAGTCACAGAGGCCCAAGCCGTAATGCTTTACTTCTGACGATTGCGAATCATTGCCAAGATATCTTGGGCACGGCTGTCGCCGCCTGTTGATTCTGCTTGTGGCGCAGGTGTTGCCTTTGCTGCAGGTTCGTCATCAAAGTCTTCACTTGCTGCCGGTGTAGGAGCAGGTGCTGCCTTAGGAGTTGATGCTTTTTGTGGATCACCAGTGTTCTGGCTCATGCCAGCTGGCTTGAAATACTGACCCCAACGTTCCATATCATATGGCTCGCCATCAACTGATGCTTCAAACATTTCCTTCATAACCTTAAGCTCAATTTCACTTGGCTTTTTAGGTAGGAAGTCGTTTAAATTAAACAAACCATGTTGCTTAATAGCGGCTTGTTCATCATCACTTAATGGACGCTCACGACGACCCCATGATGAAGTTGAGTAATCAGCGTAACCGCCTTTTGAACCTTTCTTCATACGATAGTCAATACCGTGTACGTAATCTGTTGGCAAGTCTTCTAACTCTGGATCAACCAATGCCGCACGGATTGATGTAAAGATCTGAGGACCAATAATAAATCTACGGATTGGATTTGTTGCTGTTTCTTTTTCTTTCAGTCCGTCTTCAACAACGAAACCTTGGAAAATGTAACTACGTTTCTTCCAATACTTACGACCCATATCTTCTAATGCTGGGTCTTTAAACCACGCACGTACTTCAGATAAGATTGGGCAAGTATCGCCATACATTTCAACGCATGGTACTTGAACGATAGTTTGTTTGCTTTCTGATTCACCTTTAATTCCAGCGAATGGCAATTTGATCATTGCACGTTCAACCCAGAAAAATGTGTTATCGGCGTTACCATCTGGTAAGAATCGCAGTACGGATTCGTCGCCTTCTTTTAAATTCCAGAACGCATAAATGGAATTGTCTCCACCTGTTCTGTTATTGTCTGATCCTTTATTTTCGGATGCCTTAAGTTTTGCTCTAATTTCTGCTAATGTAGCCATAGTATTTCTCCTGTAATATGCCTATGTTTTTTGCCTTGCGGCTCTTTTTGCCTTATTTCCTTTTAAGATCTACTTAAAAGAAAAGCGCATACATGTTATTGTATACGCTTTTATTTATAATAGCAAGAGAAATCTTGCCTTAAATGTGGTTATTTTAGCCGTTTATCTGTAGTGTACTAAACTAATTATTCGACCTAGCTCGTTGTAACTAGTACCTTCACTTAATGGTGCTCCGGTCTTTGGATCATACTTTCCGCCATATTGACGTGCCCATGCGGCTTTTTCTTTTGGATTAACTGGTGCTGGGGGAACACTACCTGCCGCTGGGGCTGTGCTGCCTTGATTAGGTGCTGGGGGAACACTACCTGCCGCTGGGGCTGTGCTGCCTTGATTAGGTGCCGAGCCGCCAAATTGATTCATATATTCTGGAGAGGAATTGCCTTGACTACGTTCAATTG